CTTCTCTACGAAGCTCGATTACGACGAGAATAAGCCCTACACTGCATACGAATGCTGGTCAGAGATTGATAAGTTTATCCGGGAGGTGCTTCCTGACCAGACGGTCCGCAACTACTTCATTCATCACCTCAGCACGTGCCTCTCGGGCGGTAACGAGGCGCAGAAATTCCACATTCTGACAGGCTCCGGATCGAACGGTAAGTCAATGCTGATGAACTTGATGTCCACTGCAATGGGTGATTATACTTGCAAGGCCCCGATCTCGCTCCTGACGCAGGGGCGTAATAAGTCTGCTGCTGCCGCACCCGAGTTGGTGCGTATGAAGGGGCGTCGGTTCGTCACGATGCAGGAGCCGGACGAGGAGGTGCCACTGAACACAGGTCTGATGAAGGAGCTCGCATCGTGTGAGAAGATCACGTGCCGTGACTTATATCAGGGGTCGAAGCAGATGATTGACTTTGACATCCAGGCACGATTCCATCTGGCGTGCAATGAGAAGCCAAAGATCAATGCCACGGACGGCGGTACCTGGCGTCGTCTCTGCGTCGTGGGGTTCACGAGCAAGTTCGTCGCCGAGCCGAAGCTGCCGAATGAGAAGCCGATCGACGAGTCTCTTGTCGCAAAGATGGTGAGCACCGAGTGGGCAACGTGCTTCTTGACGTACTTGGTTGCAGTATATAAGGAGGGTAATGGATGGCGCAAGATCGTGCCTCCGTCGAAGGTAATGGAGTACACGAATGAGTATCAGGAGGAGTCGGACGTGATCGCCCGTTTCATCCGTGAGTTTGTCCACCCGCTGGCGCCTGACAGTGAGCCTGAGGCTGTGACGAGCGCTGCGATGAACCGTCAGCTGAAGGAGTGGAAGCAGAATAATGAGATCTTTAAGGGGTCACCTGCGGAACTGAAGAAGCGAATGGAGGTCACGTACGGCAAGTACCCGCCTAGTGGGTGGACTTCCTTCCGCTTCGGGACTTCTTAGAGCGACGACCACCACGACGGGTCTTGCGACGACGGGCACCCACCGCGGGCGTGGCGGGGGCGGCGGGCGCATCCATGGGACCGACCGGGCCAGGTCCCAGGGGCTGCGCAGTGGCAACGGGTTCAGACGACGACCACCAAGTTGTAGGATTGTACCACACCATTTATCTTGTATCCCTATTTTTTACCATTTACTGCCGGGAAGCGCCGATGCGGGAGAGGACGTAGGTGCGGAGGAGGCCGATCGTGAACACCACCAGCACGAACGAGACGACCAGGTTGACGAAGGCTACCAGCACCTCGCCCAGCTTCAGCGTGACGCCACCAACCGTCACCGTGAAGGTCGACACACCCTTGCCAGCCGAGGCGGCGGGGGCGAGCAGGGGCGTCAGGATGTCCTCGGACAGCGACTTGAAAAACTCTCCAACAACGCCACCGAGGTAGAACGACGCCGTGAGGATGATGATATCCCGAGTGTCAAGCATTTTTATTAAGATGGGTATACTTTATTTTGGGATTACATGAACCCATACTTCTCCCTGTCTGCTTCAGATATATTGCATATTCCACGCTCGCAGAACTTGCTGGTACAGTCTGAGTTCTTCTCACACTTCGGGCCACTACCAATATTTCCTTTAATCCACTCAGAGCCTGGATGATCCTTAATGTAGGCAGCCACCGGATCGACATTTGGATCTGGCAGTCTGTATGCTGCAATGTCTTCCGGCGAAGTATCGCATATGCCACGCACGCTACAAAATCCCGTTACCTTACAGTCCGATGTATATTGTCCCTTCGCACTACAGGCTTGCGGCCCCTGGCTTAGATCGACCCCTGCCGCTACTGTTGCATTCATCATGTCGTCATGTAACGCAAATCCACGCTCATATCTGTTAGCCGACGGCGTCAACTTTGCAAACGCAGCACCCTTGATTGATTTGTGCGCCGTAACCGTAGCAGGGGTTGACTTTGTGGAGCCTCCTACCAGTCCCGGCGGTCCTGGGGGTCCAGGAGGCCCAGGCGGTCCCGGGGGGCCTCGCGGTGCATCGGGTATCGTGATCGTTGTGGTGAACTGCTCAATGTTCACATATAGGAACAGCAGTGCAACCGCAACTGCGATAAGAATTAACGTATGTGTCTTGAACTTCATTATAATCATAAAAGATTTAGTTGGTGTAGACAATGGACACTCGCTTCTGGGGGCCGAGTGCGTGGCAACTTTTTCATTTAGTTGCGTTCACTTCCAAGCATCCTGACGACGTGTTGAACCAGATGAAGGACGTGCTTCCTTGTAAGTTCTGCCGTGCGTCCACTGCGGAGTTTGTCCACAAGCATCCCCTTAGAAGTAATCCGGGCAAGTGGCTGTACGAGATCCACAACATGGTGAACCACAAGTTAAGGACGCAATGCAAGGACGACCCGGCGGTCATCGATCCTGGACCTGATCCTTCGTTTGAGGAGGTCAAAAAGCACTACATGTCCCTGAAGCCCACGGCGGTTCCTGGTGGTGACTTTTTGGGAGCAATTGCGGCAAATTACCCCGACGATCCTGAACCCGAACAGATGGCTACGCAACAGACATTTCTTCACGCGCTTCGCCACGAGTATCCATTCCCCGAACTTCAAGAAGTCTACGCAGAGTACATTACAGCTCACGAACCGGTTCTGACATCTCGTAAGGCGTATATGAAGTGGATGCATGGGTTGCTGACGGCGTTGTCAAAGAAGGTTGGAAGCCCTATGCCTAGCTTCAGGGGATTTGCTCATCATCTTGCGTATTTCAAGAGCGGTTGCTCTAAAAAGACGTATCATGGAAAAACATGTCGTGGTCACACGAAGGACCGCGATCACCGCAAGACGCACCGGGTTGTTCATCGTAGATTACTTTGATTTAGGCTTGGGTTGCGATTGAATTTGGAGTCGCGTGTGACGAGATGAGTAGACATCGGCCCTCTTCTCCTTGGCGGTCTTCTTGAGTTCACGACGTGTCTTGGGGGGATCCATTATGAGGTCTGTTACCTAGACCTATACACTTCTATTTTACGCACGACGGCTGCCACGGCGGGTCTTGCGGGAGCGGCGGCTACGGCGACGGCCACCGACGGGCGCCGCATCGCTCGGGTGGAACGGGCTCGAGCTGTTGGGGCCCGCCGTCGTGATATCGGCAGTCGCACCAAAGTCATTGTAAGGCGTCGCATCACCGCCCGCCTGCTTGTGGTACGTCTTCTTCGCCAGCTTGAGGACCTGACCAAACTTCATTCCCTTGTGCGCCTTCATCGTCTTCTTAACGTGGGTGAGCCAAGCCGTCATTTTGTTTAGTTGTCAAGAAGTTATTGTAAGCCCGCCGGTTTTTCAACAAACCCCGGGGCGGCACCCGAACCAGGAAAAAGGAGCCATTGGCATCCATACGCAGCCGCAATTTTAGGATCAAGCGTCTCCTTGCCGAACGTAGGATCGGGAGTAACGATAGAAATACCATTGCGATTAAACGCTACTAACTCGGGCTGATCTCTCGGGTGCATCGCCTGTCCATACAGGAGGCGGCGCAGTTTGGAATCGGACCATGACAGATTCACGAGCGATCCCAGTTCACTCCCCTGTACATTTTCAGAGACGATGATCAGTCTGTACTTGAGTTCGTCCAGCGGAGTGTCCACGTCTACTCCACTCACAAGGTGACGGCGCACGGTGGTCTTCAAACAATCAGCAGCCTTGTTCAGAGTTACATTGTTGGTCGTGTGGGGTACAATGGACAGAATGAAGGGCTCTGAACTGGACTCCCACGCCTGAATCAGATCTACGCACACTGAATCGAACGTCCAGTAATCAATTGTGTAATCGTATCCCTGATTCAAAGGCGTCTTAGAGACAATTGGCTTCCCGTTCTCATCTGCATAGAGGTGAACCTCCAGCAGACGACGACCTGATGCGATGACCGCCTTGGCATCCTCAAAGACACCGCCCGTCACGTAGTAATCACAGAGGCGCTTACGAGACGCTGGCGAGGCGTCCTCGCTATCAATCGCCTCATGCCAGATAGAGTAACCAAGAATGCCGACAAGTGCGGCTCCGATCGCAAGCTCCATTACTCCTTATCAGTTTCTATTTTTGGAGCAGTGAACAAGATCTGCCTAAATCCATTCATCACATCATCAGGGATGCGCGATTGCATGGGGATCTCGGTCAGACATGCGTAGTGGAAATACAGGCAATACATCCCGCACTCCGAATCCTTGAATTGATGACGAGTGGCATTGAAGGTCATCTTCATCGGCTGCTTGTGGATACCTGTCTCATCCCATTGAGTCTTCCACCGCTTCATGAGCGTCTTGATCTCCTTCTCGGGTGCGTGCGCATACGAATCAAAGTAGGTGATGCGAGGGTACTCCAAGTCGGAGCGCACATCGCAGAACAGGGCAATCCAGTGCTCGCCCGGTCCGTCGTGAGGATCAGTGTTGAACACAATACCGATCTGCTCGTGGCCTCGCTTTGCGAGTTCGGGGAGTTTCATCTTGCAAAGCGAACTTACAATGCATTGCTGGGTCTCGCTTTGGAGATCAAAGTCAATCGGGATACATCCAACAAAGAAGTACTTGGAAAAGAGCTTGGTGTAGCTTTTCTCCACGTGATCGATGTCATCCGACGACAGCCACTCGCTTCTCTTGACCGCCCATTCCTTAGGAGCTTTCGGTCGTTGCATCAGTGACGCAACGATGCACTCCGCAGATCCGGTTGCACACTTGTCGGACAGCCGATGCTGGATATTGGTCCACATCTCTTCCGTCGTGCCTTCGGGCACCGGATCCTCCTTGGGATGTTCGCTGTTGTACACCTTGCGAAGGCGCTTCACTTCGTCATCGTCAAGCCACGACATTCCTTGTTCTAAAACGGATACTATTAAGTCAGCGGAAGAACAAACCAATGGAGAACCTCAAGCCTATCCTGTCAGCCTACGCCGGTGTTCAGCGTCAGATCAACGACATCAATGTCCGCGTCAACGAACTTCGCGACGAGCGTCGCACCATCGAGCTGGATCTTGCAGCACTCTACGCGTCATCTCGGGAGGAACTCCCCGACAAGATTAATCTTGCAACCTCGGGGATGACCTTTGCTGTGAAGCGCCCCAACCAGTGGAAGAAGGGCTGGAGCATGTCTAAGAAGGAGTTGAAGGCATATTTGGATGAACTTCTGCCTCAGCAGTCGGAGACACTCATGGCTGAAATTGTCAGACGCCAAGAGGAGAAGATGGTGGAGACGGATTACGGATTTGAGCTGAAGGTGGCGAAGCGTGATTGAGAGTTTCCTCTATTTCTCGAAGTGTTTGCTGGAAGTCTGCTAGATGGCGTTTGGCTTGGTCCAGATTCTCGTGAGGAAGAAACCCACTCCGGATACGAGTCAAATTACACACAAGGGAACCATTGGTGCTCAGCAGACGAGTAGCCAGAGTGAACAGAGGTTTCACCATCAACGTGATATGACTATCATACACACATTATTTTTAAGCCACAGCCCACAAGGGGCTTCGGCGCAACCCACAGGGGGCCTTCAGGTTCCGTCATCCACCCGCTCGGCGAAGTAGGCCGACAGTTTTTCAGACAATCCTTTTACACTGAACTCCCACACTCCATTCCAGTTGGGGCGCATGACCTTTCGGATATCGGCGACCCCATCCAGGATGACATGGCGATCTACATACTTGCGGTTGACGTGTGTCCCATGCCAAAGATGAAACACAGGACCCGACGTGCAGGTGATTCGAGGCTTAGGTAGCTTATCAAACTCCGTATATGCAGGGACCAGTGCCGGTTTTAGGTAGGTTGTCGGGAACTTGACAC